AAAAACCAATCCAGGCGCATCCTGGCGCTTTTCCTGGACAGGAAAGCGAATAAATACACGCTTTTTGAATGGCTTGCCATTCCAAGAGATTTCCTTTAGTATAGAGATAATGAATTAATTGTGAAAGGATTATATGTCATTTAAATACGATAAAGACAACTTATTCAAAGAATTTAAAGTTGCAACAGAAAAAGACGAGAAGAATAAAAAGAACAAATACGGCAACCGTATTAAGTTTTTTAAAGACCACATAGAATTAAAAAAAACTCATCCAGAATATTATGAAGATTTAGATATTAATTTTGATAATCTATTAGTAGCCTGGTCAGCACCAAATCCAAGAGACCATTTTTATATGAAAGTATTTGGTAAGACTTATGCTCAGAAAATGGCAGGCGAAAGAGAAGATGATACAGAATTCAACCAAGACAAGAAAGTTGGATAGAAGAGGAACCAATGAAAAAACTAATGACATTAATATTTGTACTATTTTGTACAAGTGCAATGGCAAATCCAGTAGAGAATACTATTAATAAGATTTCTACTTGGGCTTCAACTGAAAAAGCAGAAACAATTGCTTTTCAAAAGAAGAGTTGGGCAGAAGGTAAGGCTCAATTAACTAAAAGTTGGACACAAATTAAAAATTTGTTTGGAATTAACTAATGCATAACATTGAACAATTTTGTGATAAGATTGATTCTATAAAAAAGATGGCGGATGATTTAAGAAAAACACCGCCATCCAATTTAGAACACAGAAATAAGATTGAGGTAATACAATCAGATTGCCTTTTAGTTGCAAAAAGCGAAGTAAAAAATGAAGAAGATATTACTATTAAGTAGTTTAGTATTATTAAATGCCTGTCAGACATTACCAGCGTGGGTTGGTACAAGTGCAGGTACATATGAAACATATAAGACAATAACATTTTCAAAAACAGGTATTGATGTAGCATTAGCGGCTAATGATATGCCTACTACAAATGACTTTGCATTATCCAAGATAACTGGATATGATTGTAAATTGATAAGAGTATTAGATGAAGGATTAGAAGCGGTTTGTAAAGAATACAAATATGACCAACATCCAAGTGAGAGGGAAGATAAAGATAATGAATAAATTAATGAGAATAGGTGCTATTGCAGTAGCAGTAGCAAGTTTAAGTGCTTGTTCTACTATGAATAGAAGTACATTTGGTGCAGTATCAGGTGGTGCAACAGGCGTAGCGGCTTGTATGGCTGCTGGGGTTTCAGACCCTTATGTGACAGGTGCTTGTACTTTAGTTGGTGCTTTTGCAGGTGCTGAACTTATGTATAATTCAGATTATGATGTACACAATGCTGTATTTGTAGACCATTTAAATACAAGTGGTTCAGGTTCCAGTTATACGAATTGGTACAATAGTAAAACAGGTAATTCAGGTATTATACATGTGACAAGGTCATATTTAGAAGGACCTATTAAATGTAAAGAATATGATGCTACAATAGATGTTACTAGTAGCTGGCCATTAGTTGGAATAGGCGGAGTTAAAAGAGAAGTAGTATTTGGTACTGCTTGTCAGTTGCCAGATGGAAGATGGATAGAAAAACCGTAATGTCAGAAATAGATTATAAAAAAATGAGAATAGAATATGATAAAATATCTACTGATATTGCTAAAGTAAGAAATGCTTTAGAGCAAATACCAGATTTTAATTTAGAACTTAAAGCTTCAATTAACAAGGTATTGAATAAAAAACAAGCGGAAATGAACAGAAATTATGCTAGATAATAGAGAAAAAATAGAACAATTAGAGAACGAAGTCAAGGAAAAGCAAGAGGAGATTGAGATTTCCAACAGCCAGACCACCATTGACAATCTGAACGAAGAAATATATAATACCAAGCAGAGTATAGAGGAATTGAAAAAACATGATGGATCCAAGACATAATATGTCAAGATACTTGACATGGACTTTTATATTAATATTAATATTATTAATGACAGGCCTTGCATTTGGTAATGCTTATGCTTGTGTAGATTGTGACTTAAATAAGAAAGAATTTGAAGTTACTGAAAAAGTAATTTCCACAGAAATAGTAGGCAATACAAACTTTGATACCAAAGTAGCAAGTGCCGATAAAGTAGTGACGATATTAGAAAAAATTGAGAAGATAGAAAATGATAATTCTGTTTATTATGATAAAGTGACAACCATACAACCTAAAAAAGTTGATGGCCAGTATTGTTTTATTAAAGTTATTATAAAACAAATTGGTGACCAGATTATCAAAGAAGAAATTTTGGAGTGTGCAGATGGTAGAACGAAGTTTGACGGACCAGGTTATTGGGATTTGTTTGCTGCTTTTTACTATAATGATATTAATACTCCAGAATATTGCCGAATGTATAGTCGGAAAGGCGCTTTTTTTAAAACACCAGGAAAAGTTTGCTTAAATAAAGATGGTGAATGGGAGGTAAGATAATGTTAAGATACATTATTATCATAACTCTCGTATTAATTATATTATATGATGTGAATAGGGAAGACGCTTTGGGTTACATACAATCCACGCTTGACTTTTTACAAAGTTTAGTGTATGATATGAAGGAGAGTGGAAAAATATGATGAAAAATAAACTAAAGATAGGAATTGCTATCTTGGCCATTGCTGGATTATCAGCGTGTTCAGGACTTGGTGGTTCTTATTCAATTAAATCAGAAACAGGTGATGTTGTAAACAAAGCGCCAAAATGGTACATGGCTGATTTTTCTCAAACACAAGCGTGTGATACGCCTAGGTTTGGTAAAGACAAAGACAGACAATGTATATTTGGTGTGGCGACTGCCGTTTCTCCTGACCTTCAATTAGCAATTGAAAAAGGTAAGATGTTAGCTAAGTCAGAATTGGCTGATATTATTAAAGGCGAAATGAATAAAGAGTCGAAACAGTTTATAACTGAACTTGGAAAAACCGAAACAAAAACTATAGTTTCAGAAGTTGAATCAGTTTTGGTAAATATCATTGAAAATACACCTGTAAGAGGTTATGAGATATTTGCTCAAGATGTGACTTTAACTAAAAATGGTTACTATAGAGTATGGGTTGGTTTAAGACTGCCTTTAGGGAAGTACAATAAGATGTTTAACTACACTATTGAACAGGCCGTTGACGCCTATAATCTGAATGAAGCGTCTGTTAAGGCATGGAACGACCTAAAGAAAAAAACTGATGACAATAACGATTTACAGTAAATTAAATTGTCAGTATTGTGGTAAGGCCAAAGACTTATTAACTAAGCTTGGCCTTACATATACAGAAAAAAAATTAGAAGAATTTGCTTCAACCGAAGCTATGTTAAAAGACATTGGAAAAAATGTCAAGACAATGCCACAAATAAAAATTGATGGCCAACTGATTGGAAGTTACAATCAATTAATAGAACACTTTGCTGATAAAGGTAAAGTAAATTTTAAAGGCGAGTTAATAAGTGAGTGATGAAAAAGAAAAAAAAGACAATCTTATTTTGTTTCCAGTTAATAAAATTAAGCATAAAGATACTGCTGGAAAACCTAAACATAACGAGAAGGTACATCAAAAAATTGTTGAACAACAAGAAAGAGAATTTGTTGAAGGTAATGTTGATGAGATTGCCTATCAGTTATTAGATAAGTTTGTTGTTATGGGAATTAGAACTGCTAAAATGACTTTTACTGCTGACTTGGCTCTAGTTATAGACGCCATCAGAGGATTGATTTATAGAGATTTTAATAAAGTACACCCAGCACAAATGTTAACAGATAAAATGGTTACTCTTAATGTAAAGGGTAAAAACAAAACTGCTAAATTAAATTATAATGAACTTTTAGGTATAAAACATAAGACACATAAACCTATTTCAAAAGAAGTAGAAGAAGAACTTAAAGATTTAGCAGATATGGGAGATGTACAATTTACACAAGATTTTAATTTAGACGAGGACCCAAATGGGAATGGAAATGGTAAAAAATAACTTGATGATATTAATAATTGTATTGTTGGTTGGTTGTGTTAAACAAACACATACTGATACCGAATATGGTTTAACTTCAATGGGTAAATTTTTTGATTGTTTAGGTGACAGTAGCAAATGTAAAGATATTATGAATAAAGAACAAAAAGAAACTTTTGAAAAACAGGTTAGCGAAAATGACTAAAAGAAAAATTAATGAACTAGAAACTGAAATTAATGCAATGCAAAAATGTATTAAATGGTTTAAGACACAACTAGAACCACACGATTGTGGTTGGATGTACACTACCATTGATGGCATTAAACATTACATAACGAAGCTTCGTAAAGATATTAGAAATGAAAAAAAGAAATAAATTTGAAAGAAAATGTGATGAATATAATCACACAATGGAGTTTGTAAGAACTATTATTCCAGTTGTGATATTAATTCTTCAAATCATTATTTTGGTAAAAATTATATGAATTCGCTTGACAAACTAGTAAACTATGCTTTGCCGAGCAATTGTAGGAGTACATTAAACTTGAAAGAAAGGAAACTAAACACATATGTTTAATTTTTTTAACAACCGACATGAAAATGTCACAGAAGGAGATGAAGTTATGGCAAATGCTAAACTTTCAAAAACAGCAAAAGTGAGAAATCTTTTTGCTAAAGGTGAATCAGTTACTTGGAAAACTCTAAGAAACAGGTTTGACCTTAAATCACCAGCCCAAATGGTTGGTAAATTAAGAAACGAAGGCGTGATGATTTATGAAAATAGAACATCAGCTGGCGTATCTTATAGAGTTGGAACACCAAGCAAGGCTATTATAGCTGCTGGTATTACAGCGTTATATGGTAAACAAGGTTACGCAAGAGCGTAATTTTTAACCATCGGAGAGGCGGTTAGCCCCGCCTCTCCATTTTATTTTTAACTTAACAGGAGAATTTAAACCTAATGAGTGATTGTGAAGATAAACAAGCAGCAGTTGATGCTAGTTATGAGAATGAAACTACATCAAGAAGAACTGTAACTATTCCTTTAAGAGAGTATGATGAATTGAAAAGCGAGCAGCATTTCATTAAGGATAAGACTCTTATAGATATTATTGACAATATCGAAAGATTAGTTAGAGCATTAAGAAAACATATCGTAAGAAAATAAGCGAATAATGAGTTTTGAAGACGGACTTTTATTATTTCTTATTGGTATGGGTATGACAATACCTGGTTTAGGTTTAGCATATTATTACGGTAGTAAAGAAAAAAAAGAAGAAGAGATTGATCCAGCATTAAAGGATTTGATGTTGGATATGCCAAACAGAAAAAAGGACTTGGATAAATAGTCCTAGTGGATTGATAACACTATAAAAAATATAAATTGAAGGAGAAATTATGGCTGAACAAGAAAGACCACGAAACCCACAACTAATGAACCCAAAAATGATGGAACGCTCACAAAGCACTAGAGGTGCTGGTGAACAGGTTGTATTATTTTCAGAGGTTTTTACACGAATTAATAATGCTAAAGACAAACCAAAAAAGATAGCAATATTAAGAGATTTTGACAACGCACCAATGCGACAAGTATTAAAAGGCGCATTTGATAAGACTATAATATGGGATTTACCAGAAGGTACACCACCTTATATCGCTAACGAAGCACCAGTAGGTACTGAACATGGTTTATTGAGAAATGAGGCTAAGAGATTATGGCATTTTGTTAAAGGTGCTGATAATAACCTTACCAAAACTCAAAAAGAAACTATGTTTATTCAGATTTTAGAAGGTCTACATGCAGATGAGGCTAAGGTCTTATTAGGTATGAAGAATCAAGATTTGAGTAAGACTTATAAAGGGTTGACCGAATCAGTTGTGAAAGAAGCATTTGGCTGGAACGATAATTTTATGCGTCCAGAACCAGTACAAAAGTAGAACATTTAGGTGTTGTATTTTTACAACAACACTAAAAAGTCGCATAAAATATACTAAAAAAGTGCTTGACAAAGCACCAAAAGTATGGTATCCTATAGCTATGATACAAAATAATCAAATAACAAATACACTAAAATGGTTAGGAACCCTAACTTTGATAGTAGGAGTAGGGATAAACTCTCTTGGATATTACCCTTTAGGCCCTATTGTGATGATGTTCGGAGGTGTTATATGGGTTGTAGTTGGATATATGTGGCAAGAAAACTCAATAATCCTTACAAATCTGATAATTACCCTGGTTTCTATCATTGGATTATGTGTAAATTATGGAGTATTTTAGGGAAAAAGTGAACAATATTATAAATATTAATACAATTGAGAAAGGATTATATTATGAAAAAGTTTTTAGCGACAATATTGATAGTGAACGGACTAATTTGGTTTGGTTTATCATCAATAGCAAAAGCGAATGACTACAACACAGCAGTAATCGGACATATTATTACCCAAAAAGTACAAGGTAATAGTGTTGATACTTCTGTTTTAGAGGCAGAACTAGAGAAGTTAGCATATAACTTTGTTTTAGAAATGACAAGTGTTTTAGAAAAACATTTGCCAAATATACTAGAAAGTATAGCTGCTGAATTGAGAAGTAAGGCTGACTCAGAATACAAGTGTCAGTTATTAAAGAATTCAAAAATTAAAGACCAAGAGTGTAGTTAATGATTGAAATTTGGCAAACAATACCACTTGAACTTAAAGTAGTAATACTAACAAGTATTGTGATTTGGTTTAGATTAGAGTACGAAGATAAAAAGAGAGAAGAATGATGGAGTAATATGAAAATAGAAAGATGAAGATTAATAAAGAAAGTTGTAGAGAAGAGTAGTGGAGGAACATATTTGGTAGCTG